CAAAAAGAGTTTGACGAATTATAAAATAGAAATGAGTGAAACGAAAATCATATTAGATGCCTGTTGCGGTAGCCGGATGTTTTGGTTCGACAAGGAAAATCCTTTGATCTTGTTTGCTGACATCAGAGATGAAGAGCATACTCTTTGCGACGGTCGAAGACTGAAAGTCCATCCGGATATTGTATCTGACTTTACCGATATGCCATTTTTGGATAAATCCTTTAAACTGGTGGTATTTGACCCGCCCCATCTTCTAAAGGTTGGTCAAAATAGTTGGTTGGCCAAGAAGTATGGTAAACTTCCCGAAGATTGGCCAAGGGTGATAAAAAAAGGAATTGATGAATGCTTTCGAGTACTTGAAGATTACGGCGTTCTCATTTTCAAATGGAATGAAGAGCAAATAACGGTTAGAGAAGTATTGAAAGCCATCGGACNNNGCAACTTATTAAACTTAGAGCCGCTGAACTTAAAAAATTATATGAAACTCCTAATCCTGAAGTAGATAAAATTATTTCTGAATTGAGAGCAGAAGCAACGAAACGTCCACAGAACATGAGGAAGGAAGAAGAGATTGCTTATATTCTGAAAAAGGCTGATGAAAATTGCGATCATATAGAAATTCGTAAAATCCTAAATGTAAGTAATACATGAATACATCTTTTGAACGATCTGCAAACGCTTCCGATGAATGGTACACACCACGAGAAATCATTGAAGCATTAGGTGAATTTGACCTTGATCCATGTGCTCCCATGCACCCTCTTTGGCCTACTGCAAAAATCATGTACAACAAGCAGGACAATGGTCTTATACAAAATTGGGGGGGGCGAATTTGGCTTAACCCTCCGTACTCCAAACCGCTTATGTGGCAGTTTGTAGAGAAATTGGCAGAACACGGCAACGGTATAGCACTACTTTTTAACCGGTGTGACAGCAATAAGTTTCAAGACATCATCTTCACGAAAGCAACCGGTATGATGTTTTTGAGGAATCGAATANNNNTGTTGAACTTAACAATGATAAATGATGAAAATCTTATATTTANTACCATGCTGGTATAAATCCGTTGGCATACTTCTATTTTGGCTGTCAATGACTATATATGTTTTAGGTGAGCATACCAAAGGCTATAAAGAAGGATTTGATACTGGGATTAAACAGTGCATTAAGATACTTGATAGAAATTGCCACTCTAAAGAAATAAATAATGATGAAACAGTACAGAATTAATAAAACGACTACCTTCGTAGAAGATAATCGCAGCGGAAACAGAGAGAAATACCTTCTTCCTGATTACAAAGTGCAAGTTAAATTTGCAGGGATTTGGATAACAGTCAAGTCCTTTCATGATGAAGATGAAGAATACGCAAAGAACTGTGCGAATGAACTTCTTGAAAAACTTAACGAAAAGATTTGATTATGATTGAATTACAAGGAAAATTCGGCAAAGATTGTAAAATATTTGCAAATACAATAGAAAATGAAGCTATTGGAACGATACAAAACATTTTGAACAATCCGGTTACGACTGGTGTTCCGGTTCGTATTATGCCTGATACCCATCAGGGAGTAGATATAGTGATTGGATTCACCATGCCAGTTACAGATCGTGTCAACCCCAATCATATCGGAGTGGATATTGGTTGTGGAATGTTGTGTGTAGAAATTGAAAACGCAATGACAGAAGGTTCTTTCCCGGACATTAATCATGCAATCCGTTCCATCATACCTATGGGATTTGAGATTAACCAACAATCTTTATCCAAACAAGAAAAGGAAGATTTGTTTACCTT